ACTGCCAAGAGTTCAGATGCAACTCGACTTGCTGTTACAAGTGAATCATTGGCTAGAACACAGCAAGTAAGAATAATTCCTTTTATATTCTCAGACGATGAAAGATACATAGTGTCTTTAGAGAATGCAAAGATAAGAGTATTTTCTATTAGTACAACAGATGTTGTAAGTTTAGTATCAACACTTACAGCAGATACAGATAATGTTGTTGTTCCTTTTTCAGATGAAAAGATACATGAAATAAGTTTTGCTCAATCTGGTGATACTATGTTTTTGGCTCATCAAACATTTCCAATTAAAAAATTAGTAAGAACGAGTTTAACTTCTTTTGAATTGCAGACATTTGACTTTAGTACAAACGCTGACAGCACTTTGATATTTCAACCTTATAGTAAATTTCATCCAACAGGATTAACTATTGATCCTAATAATTCAACTGGTAGTGGTGTAACACTAACAGCAAGTGCTGATTATTTTACATCAAATCATGTAGGTGTAACTCTACGTTATCATAATAGTGAAATACTTATTACTGGTTTTACAAATGCAACAACTGCAACTGGTACAGTACAGGGAACTTTACAAGAGCAACTTGATATTAATGCTTTACGTACTGTTGATGGTTCGGCTTCTATAGAAATTACTCATGTTGCTCATGGATTAAAAACAAATGATTCAATAGCTATTACAGAAGCAGCAACAATAGCAGGATTAACAGCAGGTAATATTAATGGTACACGAACTGTAACATCTGTTGTTGATGAAAATAGATATAGAATTGCTGCTGCAAGTGGTACAGCTAACGCATCTCTTGATGGTGGTGGTGCTCCAAAGATAACAACTCATGCTCCAACAACAGATTTTAGTGAGCAATCGTATTCTTTGGTTCGTGGCTATCCTGCTGCTGTAGCTTTCCATGAAGGACGATTATGGTTTGGTGGTTCACCTTCTCAGCCTGATACGTTGTGGGGGAGTAAGTCAAGCGAGTTTTTTAACTTTGATATTGGATCGGCGGCAGACAATGACGCTATAGAATTGGTTGCGAGTATAGGTGAGATTAATACTATACGACATATTGTTTCCAATCGTGACCTACAGGTGTTTACATCTACATCAGAGTTTTATGTTCCTGCGTTTCAAAACTCACCTATTACTCCTACAAATGCACAGATAAAAAGACAGACACCATTTGGTGCTTCGTTTGCAAAACCATTTGTATTTGATGGTTCTACTATTTATGCCCAAGCTTCGGGTTCTTCTGTATCAGAATATATTTATGTTGATGCTCAAAACGCTTACGCTTCAATAAATATATCTACAGTGTCATCTCATTTAATTAAATCTCCGCATCAAATGGCTATTCTTCAAGGTTCTCTTGTAAGACCAGAAGCATATTTATTTGCTGTTAATAGTGATGGCACAATCGCTGTATTTAATTCTAATCGTGCAGAACAAAAAGCAGGTTGGACTGAGTTTACAACCAATGGAATTTTTCAATCTGTATGTGTTGTTGATACAAATCTTTATGTAACGGCATGGTATGATACTGGTGCAGGAACTAAGAAGCTTTATCTTATGCAGTTTGATGCAACAAAGAATTTAGATTTAAGCAGAGATTATGTAACAAGTGCTGTTGGAACTATAGCAGGTGTTTCTTCTGATTGGGTTAATGGTGCAGTCTTAGATGTTATTTCTGATACAGATTATGTAGGTCAATTTACAATGGCAAGTAATAAAATAGTAACGACAACACGTGAAGATGTACCTATTAATACTAAGGTAGAAATAGGTTATACATTTCCAGTAGAGCTTAAAACAAATCCAATAGATATAGCTGTAAGCAATGGTCCTGTTACTGGTGAGCCACGCTCAGTAAATAAAGTTATTGTTGATATGAATACAACAGGATCAATAGCCGTAAATGGAAGTAATCTTATTATTAGACAGACAACAGATGATTTTAGTTTAGGTCGTAAATCTTTTACAGGAAAGAAAGAGTTTCGTTTGCTTGGGTATTCTAAAGACCCACAGATAACTGTAACTCAGGAAGCTCCTCTTTCTTTGCAAGTCAATGGTATAGTAGCGGAGGTAACGTTCTAATGTGTACACCAACAGCAGCAGCTATAGCTTCGGTAGCAGGTACAGCAGTACAAATTAAAGGTGCAAAAGATCAAGGAAAAATGTCAAAACAAATTGCTGATATGAATGCAAAACAATCTGTAATTGATTTTGAACAAAGTAAACTTGAAGCATCACAGTTTGCTAATGCAAGATTAGAAAGTTTAGACAAAGCAATGGAAGTAAACAATGCTATGTTTGGTTTTATGGGTAGAGATAATGATGCTTCTATCCAAGCGTTTCGTAAATCTGAACAAGACATTGCTTATAGAGATGTAGAAAGAGGAATTACACAGCAGGTTATAGCAGGAGGGCAAGCTCTTGGGCAAGCAAACCAAGAAATAATGAGAGGTAAGTCTGCTCTTGCTACTTCAAAAATACAAACAGCTTCTATGCTTTCATCTGGAATATATCAGTTGACACAAATAGATTATAAGAAAGCGTAGGTACTTATGGTTGGTGTAATAAAGCAACAGTCACAGTTTCGTAATACTGCAATACGAACAGCACGATTCCAAAATGTTACTGGTGATAAAACACAAGCTATTCTTAATGCTGTTGATAAAGGGAATAGTATTCTTTTGAAAGAAGTTCAAAAGGATATGGAAAAAGAAACATCTAAGATGCTTATGAAGTCTTCTGATGAATATATCGCAATGGAAGATGGAAAGCCTAAACTATTAAGTACAAAATATTTAGCAGGTATGGGAGCAAATCAAAGAGATTTATATATTAATTCTGTAAAGAAAAACCATGCAGCAGCTATTGAAAAAGACATACAAAGAAAACTTACAAGTTTAAAAATTGATTACAGAACAAGGTCTAATGGTGCAGCTTTATTTGAAACAGCAGGTAAAGACTTTATTAATAATTATATTGAGGCAATGGGTGCAGAAGGTGAGTTTAAAACTTTTGCTTTTGAAAGTGCAACGCAACAATTTGGTGATGCTCTTTTACATTTAAGAGAACAACGTGCTGTTACACAGTTTCGTGAAAATGAAAATGCTACATTTAATAGAGTTGAAGAAAATATAAAACATGCTTCTTTATATTTAGATATTCTTGGAGGAGATGTTACACGTCCCGAATATCTGAAACATAAAGAACTCGCAAAAGAAAGTTTAGAAGATCAAATTGACCAAAATTTAAAACAAAAAGGTCAAGACGAGCTAAATAAACATATTACTGAAACGACTGTTGCTCATATTATGAATACTTTGAATGATGGTTCTGATACTTCAATACCAAAACGACAGGCAGTTATAAGTTTTTTAAGCAGGGGAAAAAGTTTAAGTGATCTTAAAGAAGAACTTAATGATCCTAAACTTTCTTCTTTACTTGATGAAGTTGTTGCGAGTGATCCTAATAGAGATCAACTTAAAAGGTTAGCACAAGATACAGATAAACTATTAATATCTGCAACTAGCACTCAGAATGCACAGAAATTAAAATCAAATGCTACTGAAGAATCTCGAATTAATTCTGCTTATAATCAATCATATTTAAATGCTAGTACACCAGAAGCAGCAGAAGCAGTGTTAACAGAATGGCGTAATCGTACATTTAATCAAATACAATCTAAAGATGAAAGAGAAAGACTTATAGAGATTGCTCCTGCAATAATTAATGCTCAGAAAACAAATAACCCTAATGATTTAAAACTTGCTCTTAACTATTTAACTGATGTTATTACTGAAGATCAATTAACAAAAAACTCAACAAGTGATGTTACTTCTATTATTCAATTAAAAAGATCTGGGTTAGATACAACAGAAGTTTTTAATATTGTAAGAAGTAAATTAACTCAAATAACTTCAAATGAAAAAGCTATAAAAGAAGCTGCTGAAAGTGCTGAAGTTGCATATAATTATGAAAATGAAATTAATACTCCTACATCCAATATATCCCAAAAGGATCAAGCAGAATATTTAAATAATGTTCAACCCAGAATAAATTCATTTAGCAATTTTGAAGATGAAGATAAAGAGTTGATTCTTACAAATTTTAATCGGAATAGGCAGTTATCTGAAACAAATAGAAATGATTTGCTAGATGTATTAAGTGGAAATGCAACTGAAAAAACTACTTTAGAAGTATTAAACTTCTTAACAGAAGCAGGTAAACTCCCTACCTTTATTAAAAGAAGCACAGGTGAAGAAGCATTAAGAGATCAAAATCTTTTTATGTTAGACCCTCGTTTAGATTTAAACGATGAGCAACGAGTGCAACTTGAATCACTTATGGAACTGTATGGTTCTCTTGGTGCAGACAAAGTAGGTGATATGAGTAAGATTATTGAATACTCAAGAATACCTTTAACAGTAGATCAAAAACAAATTTTATATGGAGATAAATCTACTACACAGTTTATAGTTGATAATGTTTTAAAAGATATGGATATTTTTAGTCCAAGGAATCATGGCACTATTGCAAATAAATTTAATGATTTTTTAGATTACCAAGCTAAAGTTATTATGAATAATAAAGATATTGATGATGACGATAAGACAGCAGCAATAACACGCACAGTTAGAGAAGCAATTAAAAGAAGATACTTTAAACCTCATCGTTGGCAAACAACATTCTTAGGAGATGATGCCAAGCGTATAGAAGGTTCTCTTGCTTTGTATGAAGGCAGTGAAGAATTACAATCTTTTGAAAATAAAGTAATAATGGAATTGAACCAAGCGATAAGAAAGGGAGAAAGAAAGTATTCTTTTGAACCTGAGAATGAATTAAACCCTGACGAGTATGAGCGTGTACAATTACTTACTATTGTACCTAATGGAAAACAACCTCAATTCTTAGCTATAGATGAGAACAATGAAGTTATTATGTGGCAACCTAACAAAGATGCACCTGTTGATTATCTTGCTTGGTCACTTGATGAATTGTTTGGTAGCGAAGCGGAAAAAGACTTTGCTGATGTAAGACTTAAACCATTAAGGCAAGCAAATGAAAAAAGAGAAGTTCTTGCAGAAAGAAAAGAAGAGACAGAAGAGTTAGCTGATGAAAGAATAGAGGGTGCAAGATTAAGTGCAAGAGACAAACAGAAAACTTTATCTCGTCAAGAAAAGATAAAAGAACTACAGCAGAAAGATGAATAATGGCTACAAGTATATTCTCTCCTAGTAGTAATCTTCCTATACCAGAGGAACTAGTTCCTCCTGCTGATCCTACTTTGTTTGAAGTATATAAAGCTCAGCTAGCTTATTCGTATAACCCACTTCTTAGCCACATTAAAAGTAATTTAAATCCAGAAAACTTTTATAGAGCAGAAGATTACAATCCATTTGAAGAAGACTTCACAGGTTATGAGGAACATAAAAGATACTTACTTGAGAACGCTGCTAACCCAGAACACATGGGGTTATTAAAAGAAAGAATTGATACAGGTAATAAATCAAGATCTGTAATAGGTCGTTCTTCATTTACACAACAACTTGTTGCAGGGATGTTTGATCCAGTAAACGCTGTTACGCTTCCTTTCGGTGGTCCATCTATAGGGTTCTTTCGTTCTGGGCTACGAGTTGGAGCAGGTGTTGGAGCTATAACTGTTGCTCAGGAGTTTGCTCGTGCTCCATTTGATCCAGTAAATAAAAAGGGCGAGTCTGTTATGAATGTGGGAATGGGGGTTGCTGCAGGATTTGTTTTAGGTGGTGGTCTTTCTTTTCTTAAATATACACCTAGAGAACGACAGGCTATTGAAGATTTAAAACGTGATGCTGAAACTCAAATGGCTGAGAAAACTACGTATCAACAACCAGAGTTTGTAAATAGATTGCCTAGAGAAGAACGTAAGTTCTCTTCAATGAATGACGATATAATAAGAAGTACATTAAAAAAAGATGATGGTCAGTTAAAAAAAATACAAAATAATTATGATGTTGAAATAAATAAAAGAGATAACTTATTAGATATTGTTAGAGAAAGTCCACAGTTTAAATCTCTTGAAAATATAATTACAAAACTAACGAATGAACAGGTTAGAATAAGAGAAGATATTGATGGAATCTTTGGGGGTTCATTTATTTCTGAGAAAGATTTAAGTAACAATCTTTTTCTACAGCAATCAAAAACAATTATATCTAAGAAGGCTAAACCAAATCCAAGATTTGTAGAGGCACAGAAAAAAGGATTGGCTGATGGTAAAGAATCAAGAGGTGTTCTTACTCCAAAGATTCTTTCTAATATAAAAGAATATAAAAAACAAAACTTAGATGTTTCTGATGAAATATATAAGAATGCTGTATTAACTCAAGTTCCTAGATCAAGGGTTAAGTTAAGAGCTATTGATAAGGTTGTTGATATAGAACAGCTTGCTCAACGTGTTGGTATTGTTTCTCAAAAAATTAATCTTGATGAACAAGACGCTGCAGTATTAAAAGATTTGTTTACAGAATTAAAAAATATAAACACAAAGTTAATTGCAGAACGATCTAAGATAGATAAGAGTTATGCTAAAGAATTAGATAAATTAGAAAAGAAAATAAATTCATTAAAAGTTTCTATGAATCTAAAGCAAGATGTCGTCAATGAATTAACAATCGAAAATGATTTAAGATTAATGGAAGCATCTGAATTTGGTGTAGAAATTAAACAAGATGATAACTGGTGGACACGTTCAGCTTTTAATAAGTGGGTTCATACTCCACTTAAAGATTTGATTAATAGTAATGCTCCTAATTTTGTTAAGAAATATGCTATGGATATAGCAGCCGATGGTGGCTTTATTACGAATGTACATAAGATGGGTTATAGTATGGGTCAGTCTGTGTATATGAATCAACATATATACAAAGGAGAAGTGCAAACAACAATTAAATCTTTGCAAGATTTATGGGCTGAAGCAGGTCAAAAGAAACAAATGACATTTTTAATGTACAATGTTTCAAATACTTTAACAAAATTTAGTAATAAATTTAGAGCGAAAAGTGCAAGAGATATTACGTTTGAAGATTGGACAACAAATATTAATAGAAAAAGAGTGCAAGGAGCAAGTGATAGTGAGCTTACTGATGTAGAAAAACGTGGGATTAAAATTATAAATGACTTCTATGATAGATGGGAAGGTCGTTTAAAAGAAGTAGGTATGATTGGTGATGAAAAGTATTTCAAAGGATTGCAAATTGTACGAGCAGATCAACTTGAAAAGTTTGAAAATACATTAAAGAATTTATTAGAAAAAAGAGATCAGGGTTTAGAATTTTATAAAAACAAAGAACAGTCTATTGCAAAAGGTAAAGATATTGTTAGCAATTTATTAAGAGAACAAAAGTCCAGAGGTCTAACACCTAAACAAAAAGAACTATTGGATAAGCTTCAGAAAACAATTCCTATGGACGAGCGTGAATTGAAGAGATTATCTAAAGCAGGTAACAAAGCAGGTTTAACGAAAGATCAGTTAGAATATATACAGCTTTTAGAAAAGGATACTCTTCCTAGACTTAGAAAAGAATTTGCAAACATTGAAAAACAACTAGAAGTATTTCAAGATACAAGAGTAAGACCTGCTAATGAAACAGTTATGCACCCTCGTTATTGGAATAAGCTTGTAATTAAAAAGAATATTGGAGCTTTTAAAAATATTCTTAGAGAATACTATGCTAACAATCCTACTGTTACAGACAGACAATTAGATGGAACATTTAAAGAAACAACTATTACAAGTGATAACATAGATAAGTGGGTTGATGATCTTGTAAATGATATTGTTTCTCAAGAAGATATACTTGATCCAAGCAAAGCTTTTTATGGAATGGGTAAGTCAAAACACTTGCAACATAGAGCTATAGATATTCCAAACAAATTAGTTTTTGATTACATACAGCAGAATCCAGTACAAGTTATGGGTGCATACATAGCACGTACTGCACCTGCGTATGAATTTAATTTAAAATTTGGTGGTCGAAACTATAGTGAACTTGTAGATGAGATACGAAGCAAATCATTTGATGAAGGAAGAACTACAGAAGAAGTAGATTCTTATGTTATGAACTTTTCGCATTTGTATGATCGTGTTGTAGGTGCTGTTGCTAAAGAACCTTCTCGTTTAAGTTTTAGAATTGCCAATGGATTGCGTACAGCTGCACAGTTAAATTATTTAGGCAGTGCAGGATTATCTGCTATCTCAGAACCTTTTAAAATTATATTTGAGAATGGTGCAAAGAATACATTTAGAGGTTTGCTTACAGGTATAGACATAAGATTGCAAAAACAATTTGCAAAACAAAGTGCGAATGAAGCTATGCTATCTGGTGAAGCTTTAGAGCCTGTGTTTGGGTCTGTACATATGAGACTTGTTGATGAGCTTACCTTGAATCCTTTTAATCATACTGTATGGGATAAAGCAAAAGATGCATTTTATGTTTTAAATGGATTAGGTCCAATAACAAATGCTTTAAAACAATGGACAGGTATTACAAATCAACACACAATTATTGAAACTCTTGAAAAAGTAGCTAAGAAAACTGCGGATCAAAATGATTTAGTGTACTTAGCACGCTATGGATTAGAGCCAAGTGATGCAATTAAAGCATCAGAATTAATAGCAAATGGAACAATACAAAAATCTCCTAGAGGTTTGTACATGGCAAATACAGAAGCATGGACAGACTTACCATTTCAAAAAAAGTTTCGTGTAGCTTTATCAAACAATATTATGAATACCATTATGATGGGTACACCTGCTGATAAACCAAAGATTGTAGATGGTGTTGCTTATATACCTAAGAAGTTTGCTAAGTTTTTTCCATTCAAAGCTCTTAAAGAAGATGAAAGAGTTAGTGGATATATGCGTATTGAAAATGGATTTATGGGATTACCGTTTCAGTTCTATAGCTATTCTTTAGCTGCTGTTAATAAAGTAAACAGCACTGCTGCTTCTGGGCAAGGCAAGAGTAAAGCTATGGCAGCAACAACAGCAATAGGGCTAGCTTATTTTGGGCAGTGGTTGCGAACACCTTCTTATGTTTGGGATAGATTGGGACAAGATGATAAAGTTATGAGAGCTTTTGATTACTCAGGTTTAGCTTCTTTGTATTCTGGTTTATTCTATGAAGCTATGCACACATCTTTAGCTGTTGGTGGACCAAATATAAGTGGAGGTATGTTGCAACCTAAGTTTAATGTAGAAAATAAAGGTGTTGAAAGCGTTGTTGGTTTGTCTGGGGCAGGTCCATCATGGTTTTATGATTTTGCTACAAATTCATTTGAACTTGCTTTTGATAAAAATTTAGATTATTCAGAAGGAGCATATCAATTTGTGAATGGTGATAGGGGAAATGCAGCTAAAGGTTTAATGAGGTCGATGCCTTTTGCACGTATTCCTTATTGGAAACAAGAAGTTTATGATCTCACTAACGCAATAGATAGAAATGTGGATTAAGCTATGACAATAAGCACATCAGATAACACCCCCCGAATATCGTATTCAGTATCAGAAGGGGCAAGTCAATCATCTTTCGCAGTACCATTTGAATTTTTTGCAGATGCAGATTTAAATGTTTATCTTGATGGTACTCTCAAAACAATCTCTACGCACTACTCAGTATCAGGTGGATCAGGAACTACTGGCTCTATATCAATGTCGGTTACTGGTGCAAGTGGTGGATCAACTGTAATCATTACCAGAGGCATAGCTTTAGATAGAACAACTGACTTCCCAACATCAGGTTCGTTTGCCATTGGTACATTAAACACTGAGCTTGATAGATTTGTAGCTATACAAGCTGACCTCAACGATACCATTACACGTTCAGTTCGTTTGCAAGATGATGATGCTGCCGTAAGTATGGAGTTGCCATTAAAGGCAGATCGTCTTGGTAAAGCTCTTACTTTTAATTCTTCAACTGGTGCTGTTCAAGTACAAACTTATGCTTCACCTACAGCTACAGCAGGTATAGATGGAGTTACAGCAGGTACAGTTGCAGCTAGTAAATTTGTACAGGTTGATTCAAACAAAGACATTTCATCTTTTCGTAATTTAACTGCAAGTGGGACAATTACAGCAGGTACTTTTGTTCTTGGAACTGCTTCATTAAATGAAAATGATTTAGAAAGCATTGATGGTATTACAGCAGGTACAGTTGCAGCGAGTAAAGCAGCAATTGTTGATAGTTCAAAAAATATAACAGGATTTAATAATGTAACACTTACAGGTGAGTTAGATGCAGCTACATTAGATATATCTGGTGATGCTAATATAGCAGGAGAAGTGCAGACAACTAAGATTGCTTTTACAGATGGCGATGATGCCATGACCATTACTAACACTGGTCTTGTCGAGTTTAATACTGGTTTTAATGTAGGCTCAGATGCAGCAGGTGACATACTTTATAACAATGGAACTAAGTATGTAAGATTGGCAAAAGGTAATGATGGTCAAGCTCTTGTATTAAGCAGTGGATTACCTGCTTGGGGAGTAACAGCAGGGGATATTGCAGGGGTAACAGCAGGTACTGGTTTATCTGGTGGTGGTTCTTCTGGATCAGTTACACTTAATATTGATACTGCAACAACTGTTGATAAAACTACATCTCAAACTCTTACAAACAAAACTTTAACTGCACCTGCAATTACTGATCCAACTTTAACAGTTGATAATTTAGCATCAATTTCAACAATCGCAAATGATGATGTGTTTTTAGCCATTGATACTTCTGGTGGTGGTCTTAAAAAAGTTGAACGCTCTGTTATTACAGCAGGTCTTGCAAGCTCAACTGCAATTTCAAATATTGTTGAAGATACATCTCCACAACTTGGTGGAAATTTAGATGTTGTTACACATTCTATTATAACAGATGCATCAAATAGAGATATAAATTTTCAAGCGCATGGCACAGGTGTTGTTGTTATTAAAGGCAATACTGATAATAGTGGAACTAATGCAGCAGCTATAAAGTTAAATTGTTCAGCAAATTCTCATGGTCAAACCTTAAAAGCACAGCCACACTCTGCTGGAATTACAAATACTATGTTGCTGCCAATTGGTTCAGATTCAACTTTAGTTTCATTAATTTCAGCTGACACATTAACGAACAAAACTTTGACTGCTCCAACAATTACTGACCCAGTAATAACATCACTTTTAAATACAAGTCTTGTTGTAGGTCGTGATGCTGATAATCAGATTCAATTTGGAACTGACAATTTTATAACTTTTCGCGTTGATGGGTCAACAAGACTAAACCTTATTAGTTCTACTTTATCACCTAGCGGAACAATGGATTTAGGTAGCAACAGTTCAAAGTTTCAAAATATATTTTTGAGTGGAGAGGTTGATGCAGCTACTTTGGATCTTTCGTCAAATGCTGACATTGCAGGAAATTTAACATTTTCTGGTTCAACTGCTAAAATAAATTTAGTAGATAATAATGCAACTGCTCTTTCGGTTAAAGAAGGTAGCAACAATTATATGGTTTTTGATACTGCCGATAGTGGTGGTGAACAAATAACTTTACATAAAAAATTAGACCTTAATGGCGTCGAATTAATCCTAGACGCAGATGCTGATACAAGTATTCATGCATCAACTGATGATCAAATTGATATTAAGATTGCAGGGGCTGATGATTTTAGTTTTACAGCAAATACATTTACAGCAGCAAGTGGTTCAACTATCGCTGCACAAGCATTAACAGCGACATCAATTGGTGTAGATAATATTACGATTGATGGAAATACTATTAGTTCAACAGACACCAATGGAAATATTAATTTAACTCCAAATGGCACAGGTAAAGTTTATATTACGAATAATAGTACCCAATCTACGTTAATAATAGAATCTACGATTGACGGTACAGAAACAGCACCAGACATAGACTTATATAAAAATTCAGATAGCCCTGCTGACGGTGACTATATAGGTAATATTCTTTGGAATGCTCAGAATACTGATGGCACTACTTTAACTAAACATTTATATTTTCAAATGCTTGCAAGGTCTATGGATGTTACAGCAGGTACAGAAGATGGTGCAATGGAAATGTGGTCACATTCAGCAGGTACTGCTTATGAGCGATTCACGATTAATCCTCAAGAAGTTGTTGTTAACGAAAGTAGTATTATCAGTGACTTTCGTGTAGAATCAAATGGCGATGCTAACTGTCTTTTTGTAGCAGGGGGAAGTAATAGAGTAGGAATTGGAACTAACTTTCCAACTCAATTGCTAGACGTAGATGGAAATTTAAATGTCAATGGTACAGTTACAAAACCAAACCATCCTGCGTTTTTAATTGCAAAAGGTGGGGCTAATCAACAAAATTTACCAGTTCAATCAACTACTACTGTAACTTGGACTGGTACAGAATATTTTGATCAAGACTCAAACTTTGCATCAAACACATTTACAGCCCCAGTCACTGGTAAGTATCAATTAAATTATCATATTCGTATGCAGAGCATGGATACTGCTGCTAGTTATTATACCTTTACTTTAACAACTTCAAATAGAAACTACATAAACATAATTTCACCTAATCGATTTAATGGTGATCCTACTTATTGGCCTTTTCCTTTTGCTATTTTAGCAGATATGGATGCAAATGACACAGCAACAATTACTTTTTATCAATGGGCTGGGGCTGCACAAACAGATATTAGTTATGCTTCATGGTTTAGCGGTTATCTTGTAGCATAAAAACAATTTAAAAAAACTTATCTTAAAGGAAACATAACTATGGCAACAATAACATTAACAGTTGAAGTAACAGATACAGAGCAAGCTATATTATTAAATGACTTATTAAATATTAACGATTGGTTACAAGATGCAATAAATGGCAAGAAAGCTAATGCTTGGAAACGAATGCAACAACAGTGGACTACTACGTTAATGAACGATGATAGTTTTACTGATCCAATTCCATCTAATCAGGCAGACTTTGTAACTTTGGTAACTGCACGATCAGATTATAAAACACGCACTGAGCGTGACGCAGCAGAAAGTGAATAACATGACAGATAATGTAATTAAAATAAATGGCACAGATCACGACGTAGATACGATGTCTGATGAGCAGAAGCATATTATCAATCAGATTAAAGTTTGCCAAGCGAAAGCGAATAGTTTGAAGGCAGAGCTACAGATATTTGAAGTCAGCCTTCAAGGTTTTACTAATGCTTTAATTAAAAGCGTTGAGCCAGAAGCTGAAGTAGTTGAAGCAAGCTAATGAAAGTGCTTGAACTAAAGGCTGCGTTAGACACGCACAAGGCTGTCAGTGAAGAGCGTTGGCTAGAGATCATCAGCCGTGTGAAGAGGCTAGAGATGGTGCTGATTGGTAGTGCAGGTACAACAATAGTATTACTTCTTAGCTTGGTAATTAAAGGTTAAAGAATGGAACCAATTTCTGCTGCCCTCTTAGCTTTCGGTGCTATAAAAAAAGGAATTAGTTTAGGTAAAGACCTTTCGGCTATGTCGAAGGATGTTAATAATCTTTTTTCTTTTATTGATGGGACTAAAGAGGCACAGAAAACTGGTAATAAAAATGATCCATTGTCTGATTACATAGCTTATGAAAAAGCTTTGGACATGGAAAAACAATTAGAACAAATCATTTGGGAAACAAGAGGCTCAAAGGGAGTGTCAAAGTTTAAACAGATGAGAGCACACGCAGCTACAAGAGATCGTGAATCTAAGTATGCTGCTGTTGCTAGGAAGAATAAGATATTAAATATATTTTCAATCTTATTAGGTATTTCAATTACAATTGGTGGTGGGGCAGCACTTATCTGGGCAGCCATTGAGTTTAAGCCGTAAACAAATTATAGTTTTTACAATTATTTTATTAGCTTTATCTTATTATGATGCAATAACTTTTGAACCAGAATGGATGTTAATCAAATGAGTTTAATCAATACTTTAATTGGTCCTGTTACAAGCATACTTGATAAGGTCATCGAGGATAAGGATCAGAAAGCCAAGCTTGCCCATGAGTTAGCAACGATGGCAGATAGTCATGCACAGCAATTAGCTCTTGCACAGGTAGAAGTTAACAAGGCTGAAGCACAGTCTGGCTCTGTATTCAAGGGAGGTTGGCGACCCTTTGTTGGTTGGTGCTGTGGTATAGCTGTACTGTATCATTTTATTTTATCTCCTTGCATCTTGTTTGGTGTCGCTCTATCGGGTATAGACATACCACCTATTCCTACATTTGATATGACAAGTCTGATGACTGTGTTGATGGGGATGCTTGGGCTAGGTGGACTACGCACGTTTGAAAAAACCAAGGGAGTAACGAAATGAATATTGATAAGCTAAGAAGACAGCTTGAGATTGATGAAGGTGTTAAGTATGAAGTGTACCTAGATCATTTAAAATTAAAAACTTTTGGAATTGGGCATTTGGTCTTGGATAAAGACCCAGAATCTAAGATGGAAGTTGGTGATCGTGTAGATGAAAGCAGAGTAAACGAAGCTTTTGATAAAGACATTCAATCTGTGATTGATGATTGTCAAAGATTGTATTCTAACTTCAACGCTTTGCCAGAAGAATGCAAACAGATTACAGCAAACATGATGTTTAATATGGGCTTGCCAAAAATGAAAGCGTTTAAGAAGATGAATGCAGCTATAGAAGAGGGAGATTATTCTAAAGCTGCAACAGAAATGGTTGACAGTAAGTGGTACAAGACTGTTACCAATAGGGCTGATCGTCTTGTACAAAGAATGAAGATGGTTAGCTAAATTTGATCCTCCCCATCTTTAGCTAGAAACCACCGACTTGAGCTTTGGGTTGCTCCGTCGGTGGTTTTTTTATGTGTAAAAAAAAGGGACAAGACTATCCGTGAACTAGAAGCCTTGCCCCCAAGTGAGGCAGTATGAGATTAGCGTTTGGAGAACACTCTCAGCCTCGCTAAAACGGTATCTCATCTCCAATATTATTGCTAGTAGAAACTTCTTGTCTATCATTCCTATAGCTGTCTTCACTTTGTTTTTCTGATACAGTTATACTTAGGTAGCTACTTCCTGTATTTTCTTGGACACGTTTCCAAGCAGCAAGTTTCATCTCTCCTCCTAGACTATCTTGCAATGTACCTGTGTAGTTTGGTGCTTTCTCGTTGTCACTTTGATTGTCAAACATAATACCAATCTCTTGGTATACTCTGATAATTTTCTTACCATTCTTTGTTTCACCTGAGATGTAAGCACATTGTTTTTCTATACCTTGTACATCGAGCTTACCAGATAAGATAAACTTCTGGTCTGGAAAGGGTGCGAATGCAGCACCCTTGTTTGTGTTGTCGTAGTCTGACATTAAAATTCCTCCTCTTTCTTTGGTGGGATTGGTAGGTTCTTACGTGGTTGTGTTGATGCTTCGTTAGCATCATCATCTTCTGGTGCTATACCTGCCATCTGCAATGCACCGTATCGTCGGGCATATGTAATAGCTGAACCCAAGCCCTGCATAGTCTGCTTGTCTAAGACTAGGTACACTTTGGTTGAATAGGATTCACCTGTTATATGATGCAGTATAGTCATAACAAAGTCACCGTGTTCATCACGACCTGATGGTTGTGATAGAGCAAAGCCATTGTCATTGAATGGTTTCATACAAGCTTCAAGGACATTGCCCAGGTCTGCATACTGACTTCTGAAATGTGGGTTGCTTGCATTCTTTAATGCCTTGCCCATTTCTGTCTGTGCTTTAACATAGCACTCGATTGCTGTTTGCTTTTCTACTTTGGTTGCCATCTTAGTTCTCCTTTTTTGATGGTGTGATTCTTAAAGAGCCTCGTTTATCTCTGCTGATAGTAATTACAGGTGAGTAAACTTCTCTCTCGTTTGGTGCTACCAATTCCTTGAGCATTTTTTTGTATGCTTCATGAGACTTGGCATCATTCATAGTTGCCATGAAGTCATGGGCAATACTAATGAATTGGTTATCAGAACTTGCATCTCTGCGTACCATGTCATCGACTGGTATTTTGTCTGTGTTTGCAGCAGGTGGTGCTCCATCTGTAGGGGCAGTGTCATCTTCAACACAAGTCCAGAATGCTTTAATCGCTACGTTCATGTGATTTACATAGTCTCCATCAAAGGATACTTTTCTGTAATCCCATGTGCTGTTACCAAAGATACAGGATAAGTAACATTCTTTTACACCTGATATGTGCATATAGAATTGTAGCTGTGGCATATAACGAGCAAGCTGTTCTTTCATATTGGTAAAAGCATTGGTGTGTTTGCATTCAAGTATAGCATCTTCTATGCGTGCATCGACTGTACCTTTGTATGGCACACCATTTTCAATACAATCATATGTTACTTGTGTTCTAATTTTTTGATTGTTAATATTACTTTGTTTACAAAACCAATCAATATGAAATGATTCTGTGTATGTACCTAGCTGTACTGCTAGATTGTCAGACAAATCATCTGGTTCTTTGCGACTTGTTTTCTCAGCCCAAAGGTCATACCAATTACCTGTCATGATTCTTGTGGCATCACTGCCACCGATAAAGCCTAATCTATTCATAAGTGTTCTCCCTTCATATAGAATAGCGGAATGTCTGGTCGAGGTAAAGGTTTTTCTTCATAATAATGAAACTGTTTGAAACATTTTTCATCACCATACTTTACGTTTTCGACCTCATAAATTACTTTGGCATACGTTGTACATTGCTCAAGCGTTGCAAACTGCATGACAAATAAGAAACCATATGTAACCACCTCCATTACTTTTTCTTTCTTGCTAGTTTTAATATCTCAGCACTCTTCTTTGTTGGAGGATTGCCTCTTGTCCAACACTCTACAATCTCAATCATTGTTGTCATGTCGTGCTGCACTGCTAACTTTGGGTGATGCCCTTGTGCCCACATGATTAGCCCTTCAGCTAGATAGGTAGGCATTGCTTTGAGATCACTCTCTGTTAATTTTATTTCCATTAATTATCCTTTCTTTGTTGCTCCATTATTTTTAAATGCACCTTCTGGTTTTTCACCTTTTCTTATTTTTATATTTTGTCTTTCGTATTTCATAGGTGCAGGTTGATTTAAACGAACAAGCCATTCATCAACATCTTTATCTAAAATAGTTTGATCTTCATAAAATGGATTATAAAGTACGTGTTGTATTCCAACCCATTTTTTTTTTCTTAAAATGTTTTTAGCTTTTTCTTTTTCTTTTTCTTCTTCTACCATTAGGATAACCTTTCTGTTTCTCTATCCAATGCGAGTAGGATTTGTTTACGTGATTCATATCTCCAATAGATATGTTTGTAGAATACAGAGTAGCTAGGAAAATATCTCTCTGTTTTCTGGACTTCATCGATAGCTTTCAACACAATATCAGCAGGATATTTGTGCAGTTGTTCAGCTGTACTATTGATTCTTACTTCTAAGTCTTGTGGACTGTCACCAAACTGCCTCTGTACGAGCGTAGAAAGCATCAACAAGCGTTGCTT